TTGGATCTTTTGCCCCCAAAAACGGCTCAATAAGCCACTATCAGGAGAACATCGACTAGATATGACTCAAAACCCTCAAAACGGCTTAGAACAGCCTCCTACGGTTTACCTAGGGGCGACAGAACCGCGTATTAGGTCAAAACCGGTCGATTTACCGTCCCGTGGGCAAGAAATGATTGACTTTTGCGAGCAAATCATCAATCCGGTGACTGGTGAGCCTTTTAAACTGTTGCCTTGGCAAAAATTGCTGGCAATCGAGATGCACCGGGTCAAGCCAGATGGTCGCTGGTATCACAATGAGGTCGGCGTGATCATGGCTCGGCAGAATGGCAAGTCCACTTTTATGCAGCTTCGAATTCTGGCTGGGATGTTTTTATGGGGCGAACGCTTGCAAGTCCACACCGCTCACAAACTTACAACCTCATCTGAAATCTTTTGGAAGATCGATGAGATTATTCAAGCCAATGAACAACTTGTGACTCGGTTTGTCAAGAAGTACGAAACCAAGGGAAGTCAGGAGATCAAACTTAACGACGGAACTCGATACCTGGTCAGAGCCAATAACTCGGCTGCTCGCGGAATCGCAGCACCGGACGTAATTCATCTCGATGAAGTCCGTGAATACAAAGATGACGAAGTTTGGGCATCGCTTCGGTTTACTCAAATGGCATCTAAAAATCCAATGGCGATTATGTATTCAAATGCCGGAGACCAACATTCCGTAATCTTGCTTCGCATGAGAGAGCGCGGATTAGCAGCTGCTGCCGGATCAAATGATGCGATCGGCTGGTTTGAATGGTCGGCAGAGCCAGGTTGCGCCATCGATGATATGAATGGATGGCAACAAGCCAATCCAAGCCTTGGACATACAATTCACATTGATAATCTCAGATCTGCAATGTCAGATGATGAGTCTATTATTCGCACAGAACTTTTGTGCCAATGGGTTAGCCAGATCAACCCAGCCATCAATCCGTCAAGTTGGTCAGAGTGCGCATCCGAGGGTATGCTCACTTTGGATCGGGAGCAACCAACTTGGATGGCTATTGATCTGAGCCCAGATCGAAAAGCAGCTGCGTTAGTTGCAGCGCAACGACTTGTTGGGGACAAGTTCTGCGTTGTATTACTGGAAACGTATTCGAATCCAGTTTCGATTGACGACAAAGACCTCGCGAACAGTATCGCTGTTTGGACGAAGCGGTATAGCGTGGAGACGGTCGCTTATAGTCGTCAAACGGCTGGCGCAGTTGCTTCTCGGTTGATTCCGGCAGGTATTCCGACGACTGCCATCGATGGAGCCATTTATGGTCAGGCATGCGATGAAATGTTGTCGGCTATTACCTCCCAGCGATTAGTCCACACAAATCAAGCCGAATTAAATAAGCAAGTTTTATCAGCGGTCAAACTTCCATTTAAAGATGGAGGTTGGTACTTAGGACGAAAAGCATCTGGAGCGACAATTTGCGCCACAGTTGGAATGGCAATGGTTTGTCACTTTGCGACACGTCCTGACTCCGAAGTCGATATCGTGTTAGGTTGATTATGGTATAATTTTGTGCTAATGGCACTTAAAGATTTATTCGCTAAGGCTCCTCAACCTGCTATGACGGTTGACGCAGCTGCGACTCCAGTACCTTACAATATTTCAACCGCAAGCAGTTTATTCGGAACTTTAGGATCTGCTTCACGCCAGCAAGCAATGGCGATTCCGACAATCGCAAGAGCGCGAAACATTTTATGCAGCCTTGCAACATTGCCACTAGAGCAATACGTTAAAAGTACCGGCGCACACGTCGAACCCAATCGAGTAATAAACCAACCTGATTCGCGCGTTCCCGGTTCTGCTATTTACGCTTTTATCGCTGAGGATTTGTTATTTCACGGCGTGGCGTATGGACAAGTCATGTCTATGTATGCAGATGGACGAATTCAAGAATGGACGCGCGTTGCACCAGATCGCGTAACAGAAACGCTGAACGCGGCATCAACAGAGATCGTTGGATTTAGAGTCGATGGATATGACGTGCCAACAATGGGAGTTGGATCTCTTGTTGTGTTTAATGGTATGGATGAAGGATTTTTATCTCGCGCAGGTCGCACGATCCGCGCAGCTATTGCGTTAGAAAACGCATCAGAGGCATTTGCTAAAGAACCTGTACCGATGATGGTTCTAAAGTCAAACGGAACAAATCTTACTAGCGAGCGTATTGGCAAATTGCTTGAAGCCTGGCGCGTAGCCCGTAGCACTCGGAGCACAGCATTTCTGAACGCCGACGTGGAATTACAGGCTATGGGAATTGATCCAAACAAACTGCAACTAAATGAGGCACGTCAGTATGTAGCGCTAGAATTATGTCGCGCTATTGGCTTGCCGGCATATTTTGCAAGTGCTGAAACAACATCAATGACGTATTCAAACGCTACGGCGGAACGTCGCTCCCTTATCGATTTTGGTGGACGCAATTTGCTCGTCGCAATAGAACAGCGTCTATCAATGCCGGATTTTGTCGGCCAAGGCAATGAAATCCGTTATTCGCTAGACGAATACCTACGCGGTAATCCTTTGGAGCGCGCGCAGGTTTACGAAATCCTGAATCGTATTGGCGCAATGAGCGTTCAAGAGATTCGCGAAGAAGAGGATCTAATCGACACATGAAAATAACAATGCCGGTAACAATTACTGCATCTGATGCTGAAACACGCATTATTGCAGGACGAATTGTGCAATGGGACGCGGAAGGTAACACATCTGCAGGTCGCACAAAGTTTCTACCTAACTCAATCGAGTTTGGCAAAAACACAAAACTAGTTTTAGAACATAACCGCACAAAGCCTCTAGGCAAGTTGGTCGAATGGTCACAAGATGAGTCAGGTATTACTGCATCATTCAAGATCGCAAAGACAACTGCTGGAAATGATGCTTTGGAAGAAGCTGCAACTGGACTACGTTCAGATTTTAGCGTCGGCGTCGAAGTAGATGCGTGGGATAACAAGGATGGCGTAATGGCTATCAGCGCATCAAAGTTAATTGAAGTTTCACTCGTAACTGATGGAGCAATCCCAGGTGCGGAAGTGGAAAAGGTTGCAGCAACCGAAACACCAGGACAAGCTGCAAGCGAATCAACCCCGGAGCCTCAGATCGAGGAACCTAAGACCGAAGGAGATGACCTAGTGTCAGAAACCGTTTCAGAGGCAGTATCAACCGAAGCGGTTGAAGCTGCTAAGGCAGAAGTCAAAGCGACTTCATATCCACTCAATTCACAGAAGGTTCGCAATCCAATTGTGGACAAGGCTTCATACTTGGAGCACTCAGTTCGCGCAGCACTTGGCGACGAGACATCAAAGTTGTACGTTGCAGCAGCAGCTGACACAACAGACAACGCTGGTTTAATCCCAACACGTCAATTAACAGAGATTGTTAATGGCGTATCAAACGGAGATCGCGGAGCAATCGACGCAATCTCACGCGGAACACTTCCAGACGCTGGAATGTCTTTCGAGATCCCAAAGATCACACAGCCAGCACTTGAAGGCGAAACAGCAGAAGGCGGAACACCTTTTGAGCAAGATGTAAATACATCATTCATTTCAGTACCAGTTAAGAAGTTTGCTGGACAGCAGACATTCTCAGTTGAATTGCTAGATCGCTCAAACCCAGCATTCTTCACAGAACTAGTACGCCAGATGGAATTTGCATACGCAAAGACAACTGACGCATTCGTTGCAACAGGAATGATCAACAACGGTGCTCTAAACGCAACTGCAAACGCTAACTCAGCAACAGGCATCCTTGCTTACACATCATCAGCAGCAGCTGCTGTTTATGGTGCATCACTTGGCTTTGCTCGTTCATTGATCGTTTCACCAGATCAATGGGGCAACATCATGGGATACAACGACTCAGGTCGTCCAATCTACAATGCTGCACAGCCACAGAACGCAGCTGGTGTTGCTACACCAACATCACTACGTGGAAACGTTGCAGGACTAGATCTTTATGTATCACGTAGCCTTTCAGGCACAGCTGATTCATCAATGATCGTTGTAAACCCAGAGTCATACACATGGTACGAGTCACCACGTCTACAACTATCATCAAACCTAATCTCAACAGGTCAGGTTCAGGTTATGTACTACGGTTACGGAGCACTTGCAACAAAGATTGCAAACGGCGCTAACCGTTTCAACTTCACCTAAGATAAACAACTAATCATGGGGGGGCGGTTGCTCCCGATCGCTCCCCCAGCAGTCTAGAGAGGATGAAATGCCAACAATTATTACAGCGTCAGAGTTGCGATCAGTGCTTGGCGTTTCATCCGCTCTATACAGCGACAGTTATCTAAACGAAATAATTGACACTAGCGAGGCTGTAATTTTGCCTCTGCTCGTTACATATGCTTCACCAATCGCCAAGGTTTCGCTGACTGACAATGTCGCAACCTTTGAGACAGTAGGAATCCATGAGTTCACCGAAGGACAATCAGTTGTCATCGCTGGATGCGGATCTCCATTTAACGGCACGCGAACAGTCAATGCTGATGTCGATGAGTACACATTTACAGCAAACATCACTAATGCCGATATTACCGAGCGAAATGTCATCCCTAGCGGATCCGCAACACTTACAGGCGCTTCAACTTATGTTGGGGTCGCAGCTGTTGAATCCGCGATCATGGTAGTTTCAGTTGAAGTATTCCAATCTCGTACTGCTCCTGGTGGACAGATTGAAGGCGTAGATTTTGCTCCGTCGCCATACAAGATGGGGCGTTCACTTTTTAATCGCTGCGTTGGTCTCTTGGGACCTTACATCGATGTCGAGACGATGGCTCAATAATGCCGAGCACAATCCTCTCAGCAGTTCGCACTCCTCTTGCTACCGCGTTATCTGGAGTCTCTGCAAACGTATTCAGTTACGTGCCAGAGCAAGTACCAGTACCTGCGGTTGTAGTCGTGCCGGATTCTCCATACATGGAGTTTGAGACTATTGGCAAGAGCACCTTTCGATGCAAGTTGAATTACACCATCAGCTGCTGCGTTGCTTATAACAGCAACCCTGCAAGCCTTGATAACATAGAACAACTAATCACAAGCGTTGTGGCGGTTATACCGGCTGGATATGATGTTCAGGCAGTAGACCGACCAACAGTCACACAAGTAGGCGCTAGTAACTTGCTAGTCGCGGACATACGCGTATCCACCTGGTATACGCAGACAGCATAAGGAGAACCAATAATGCCAACAACAGTCATTACGGGTCGCGACCTCGTTCTAACCATCGCAACAGTAAACTACGATGCTCAGACAACTAGCGTGACTCTCGTGAACAGCCCAACAATCGACGTCTACCAGACTCTCGATGGCAAGGCTTACAAGCACACAGACGATCAATGGACTCTTAACGTAGAGTTACTTGCTGACTGGGGTGCAACATCATCACTATTTGAAGCAATGTGGACGGCAGCTGATACAGCACCAAACACAACGCTTGCAGTCTCACTAACAGCCGTAACAGGCGCAGTATTTGCTTGCAACGTTTTGCCAGTATTCCCAACAATCGGCGGAGGCGCTCCAGGCGCTCAGACTGATACATGGGCTCTGACAGTCGTTGGAACACCAGCAGACACATTCAGTTAATATCTATCAACGGGAGCACTAGATGAAACTACCAATCACAATTACATATAACGCTGGCGACTCTGCTACTTATGTAGCGCAGCCACCGGAGTGGGCGAAATGGGAGAAGGCAACTGGCAACACGATTTCTCAGGCTAATGACAAGATTGGCATTTGGGATCTTATGTTTCTGGCTTATAACGCTTATAAGCGAGAAAACGCTGGAAAGCCTGTTAAGTCTTACGATGTTTGGTCAGAGACGGTTGCTGATGTAACAGTCGGAGACGATAGCCCAAAAGCCACCAACCAGGAAGCATAAGGCGGATCCTCGTCAATCTAGCAATAGAGACGGGGATACCGATGCAATACTGGGAGGACGCAGACGACATATTAACCGCAATCGAGATACTAAAGGAGAGATCAAATGGCTAGTGACCTCCAAGGTGAAAGAAACTTTATTGCGTATGATAAAAAAGATTTGCGAGCCATTACTAAGGCTTTCAAGGGAATGTCCGATGAAGCAATAGATCAAGCAAAAAAAGAATCTGGAAACCTTGCTCAATTTGCTGGAGATAGAATTCGAGCAGCTGCTGGATCGGCTCCAAATCCTTTAGTTGCAAAGCGTATTGCAGACGGCGTAAGGATTTCTAAATCGTCTAAAATTGGTGAATTGTCATTTGGTTTTGCTTCACAGAAATTTAGCGGTGGAGCAACAACCCAATGGAATGTTGGCACAAAAGGCGGTAATGGACTTCTTGCTGGTGCTGAATTTGGTGCTAAAAAAAATAAACAATTTCCACCACGATCACCAAGATACGGCAAGCGAGGCAATGAAGGTTATTTTATTTATCCAACCTTGCGTGCAATTCAGCCACAATTAATTGCGCAATGGGAAGAAGCATTTAGCAAGATTTTAAAGGAGTGGGATTAATGGCTGGTAGTAGAACACTCAAACTTTCCATCCTTGCAGATGTTGATGATCTTAATAAAAAGTTAAAGGCTGCTAATGGCGACGTTGAAAACAGCGCTACCCAGTTAGAAAAGTTTGGCAAGGTTGCCGGGGCTGCGTTTCTTGCAGCAGCTGCTGCTGCTGGAGCCTATGCAGTAAAGATCGGCGTTGATGGCGTTAAGGCTGCACTAGCCGATGAACAAAGCCAGGTTAAATTAGCCTCAGCGTTAGAGAACGCAACAGGGGCAACTAAGGCACAAATTGCTGCTACTGAGGACTCAATCGATAAGATGGCTCGCGCTACTGGCGTGGCAGATGATTCATTACGTCCGGCTTTGGCTCGATTGGCTTTAAGCACAAACTCAACTAGCAAGGCTCAGG